CCCACATTTAATTTTGTATTAAGCTACTGTTGCGCCGTTTACTGAAGTAGCGACCCAGCCAATAGCGCTGTTCCAAACTAAAGTAACTGATTCAGCTACTGCATCAAAAGTAATGGTTGATCCATTTGCAAATGTAGTTGGAGTTAAAGTTCCATCTCCACCATCAACAATCATGTTAACGATTTTCATTTGTCCTGAAGTTGTACCATCAGCTAGAGTTAATGCATTAGCTCCAGTAGTAGTTAACTCTGTTACCAAGTTATCTAGATCAACTGCGCCAGCACCTGATAGTTCCTGAACTCCGCCTCTAATAGCTTTGCCGTAAGAAGCATTACTAGTTACAGCACCAGTGCTTGCATTTTTTGTTATATCTTCGAAACCGTTCTCTGATCTGACCGGTCCTGAAAAAGTAGTTGTACCCATTTTGTATTCCTCCTATTAATTAACACAGTCGCGAGGCCGTCTGGTCAAGTCTGTGTTTCTTTGAATATACGCTTTTAATGTAGTGATTGCAAATAAAAAGGGCGGCCTAAGCCGCCCTCTTAATAGGTTTATAACCTTAACGATTACGCGCCTGGAGATCCGAAGATACCTCTAGGATCAGAGAAGCCGAAGCTGTATCTTTCCCTAGCTTTATATCTCATGTTACCAGTTTCAAAATCACCTTCCATGGCAGTTTTGATTGGCGCACGAACCATATGCTTCATTCCGTTAGGAACATCAGTCTTAATGAAGAACGCGTCATCATCAGATAGGAAGTTGTTTACCACGTATCCTTGTGGAATCATTCCTTTAGATGCCAATGCGTTGATGTCATTGTCAGCTGTTCCAACTCTGTTCGCAGATTTCATGATTCTCTCAGCTATGAATTGCTGTGAAGAGTGAATAATTAACTTCTGTCCTCTTGCTGCAATTTTTAAGCCACGCTCATCAGTCATCTTAGCGATGTCAATGCAAGCTTGCTCTAGTGAAGTTTCACTAAGGTCAGCAGATGTTGCTAACTCGTTAGAGAAAGTTCCAGCTATTGTTGGGTGGTCAGTTGCACAAAGTGCTTTACCGTCACCGCCAGTAGCTGATGTGAAAGCGTTGTCAAGAATATTGACAGCTTTAACTTGCTTTGTTTGAGCCATAGATCTTGCTAGTGCTTTTGTGTAACGAGTAGAGATTTTGTCATACAAGTTATCTTCAATCGCTTCTTCAGTGATTGCAAACGCGAGAGCAATTGTCTCGTGTTGATATCTTGCTGTGAAAGTCTCTTGCGCGTTGTCATAAGCAACTGCTGAACCTTCGGCTTTTACATTCGCTTTATCGAAACCTGATAACATTACTTCTTCCTCGAATGCTCGATCAGAATTTTCTGTATCATAAATTTCTGCGTGTTGGTTCTCGTAGTTTTTATACTCAAGTCCGAATAATGCATTCAGACCTGGCTCTAGCTCTTTCGCTAGTTGTTGTCTTGATATAGCCATTATTTATGTCCTCCTGCTATTATGCGTACAAGTGCTCATTAATTAGAACTTTGTAGACTGCGTTAGCTGAACCAATTTCTGATCTACCAGTTTTTCCAGAAAAACCGATAATCATTAGATTGGCACCAGTACCGATGTCACTAGAATCTAATTCCATTGCACTTACACCTGTTGCTGTTACGCCTGTGCCTACGACTACGTCTGCTGTTTGCATAACGTCAGTTTGTGCAGATGCACCATCACCTTGTACTTCAAATACTTGATGTGGATCATCATATACAAATGCGTCAGCTACAGCGCCGTTTCCGCCTGCTACAGACTGATTTTTAAAAGTAGGTTTGTTAGTTGTTGCATCATCGAATTTACAACCCCAAAAAACACCAATGTTAGTTGTACCTGTTCCAGCTTGCTGGATGTTGCCAGAGTCTGGCTGTACCATGTCGCCCTGGAAAATTGCATTTGTTTCGTTAGATGCAATTTTGTACTCATTGAGTTTTTGGTTAGCTCCTCCGCTGATATTTCCAACTGGGTTCAAACCAAATGCGGCGTCTAAATTTGCCATATGTTTGTCCTCCTTAAAGGGTTAGTTGTTTATATCAGTGGTCGAAATATCAAATGCTATTTCTTTGTACCACCAAAAGTTACACGAGTCTGCCTCTCTTGATTGATCGGCATACTTGGGTGCTGTTCCTTCAAGACATCGTTGTCTAGTGCTTCAGTACGATCAGCAGTCATCTGTTGATAATATGCTTCTCGTTGTTGCGCGAGCTCTTCGGGTATCCTTGCCAGCACAAGGCCACCAACTCCTATAACACCTGCGTACTTACCTGATTCTACTGACGGGTAGTCTTCATTAGGATATTCGTCAGCTCTGACAAAATCCCAACCAGATCGAGTTTTACCGGTAATATTTTTGGAATCATCGTTTCCCATACTCTCGGCTCTAATCCATCTGTGCCTATATCCGTCTGGTGCAGGCGGTGCATCTAGTGCTGATGGTGGAGTCCATACTTTAGGCTTTTCAGTTTTAGCCCGAGTTTGACTCGCGCGGGAAGTTTTATTGTTTGTTTTCTTTTCCATATGCTTATACCTCCTTCGCGGCTAATTGTTTCGCATACTCTTCGAGTGGCACACCTAATCGTTTAGAAATAGCTACCTGTGATGGTGTGAGCTTCACAGTTTTTCTGCGTCCCTTTGCGGCCGGACGATTTGCACTTGCAACAGTCTGAACTGGTTCAGCTGCTGTATTTGATCCCACATTATCAAATTTGTGTGGGAATTCAAGTCTTATTCGTTTATCAACTTCTGAGTAATATTCGTCAGATTGACCATCAAAACCTTCTTGTTCTACAAGCTGTTTGTGTATGTCAAATGCGGTGTAAGTCATAGCATTATCCGTACCAAACCAAGGGTTTTTAGCTGCCCAAGCGTCTGCTTTAGGATCTGGCTGCCTTTGTGCTTGTGGTTTTGGTGCTTCCGGCTCTTGTGGAGCGACCATTTTTTGGTCAACTTCTTTTATTCTAGCCAGTCTACTAGCATCCATTGATAATTGAGCTAATTCAGTTTGAGCTGCAACTTGAGCGTTTACATCACCAGCTGCAATTGCTGCCGCTAGTTTTGTTTGTATAGCTTCTGTTCCTGACGTAACTCTTTTTTCAAATTCTTTTGTGTAGTCACTATCTAGTGATTCATATCTTTGTCGATATTTATCAGCATAAGTTTTTTGATTTTTAGCATACTCAATGGCTTCTTCTTTTTGTCTTTCAGCCTCTCGCATCTTGTGCGTAAGTTTAGCTATTCTTTTTTTGACACCTTCAGAATATTCAGACAACTCTTCTTTTGGTTCTGCCTTTTTTATTTCTTCTGGTTCTTCATGTGTTGTACCAGGAGAGTCAGCAATTTCTATTTCTGGTTTCTCTTCTGGTTGTTCTTCTTGTGGTGCAGCGTCAAGATCTATTTCTGTTTCTTGTTCGTCTAAATCACCAACATCTATTTTTTCGTCTAGCATAGTAAATCCTCCTATGATTACATTGCGTGAATAAGATCTTTAGGATCCCCTATAGTTCCTAAAATCTCATCATCGTTTAGCATTCTTATTTCTCCACCATCTATTTCCATGCGTGATCCTGCATACCTTGCAAAAATCACCCAATCTTTTTCTTCACACCACGGACCTGTAGGATATCTTTCCTTATCAGCATAACACAGTGGCCCTTTTTTTAAAACATAACCAACTTGTACAGCTGCTCGTGCTCTATCTAATGTTTCTTGTGCAATAATTATTCCGCCCTTTGTTTCCTCTTTAACTTGAAAAGGCATGACTAAAATACGCCAACCCGTTGGGTCAGGTAGTTTATCTAAATTTGTTTTGGTAGGTGCTTCTGTAGCTTCTTTATCTTGTTTTTCGTATTTAGTTTCTAATGCGTGTGACTTTGTCATCATCGTTATTTGGCTCCTTTGGTTCTAGCAGGTTAGAGAGTTCCTGATTTATGTTATCCGTTGCATGGATCTTACCTAAGATATACTTATATTCTTCGTAATTGTCAATCCCGCCGTTTGCGAGAGTCTGTATCAGAACTTCCATTTGAGATTTCATCTCCCTCTGGAGTTTGTATATTACGTTTATTGGGTCTGTAGCTTCTGACATATTTTTTCTTTTTTTCTCCTAAGTGTGCCCAAAATTCGTCAAGTGGATTCTTGGGTTTGTTTTTATCCCCCATCTTTTCCCCCAAATGTATTTTTAAGTCAATTTACTTTTTCTTGAAAATATCTGCGCCCTTCAAACCGTATATGGATGCCACGACCCCGACAAAAAGCGTTTGGTACCAGAAAGGGAGATTATTAAACTGCTCAAAGAACATG